CTAGTTCCAAGAGCTGTCGAGCGGTGCGGGCTCGACCGGCGCCGGCTCCACCGGCACGGGGGCGACGTTCCAAGAACTGTCGGCTCGGACAGCGTCACCCTGTCCCGAAACTGCACCCGCGCCCACAACGGCCGCGGCGGCGAGCAGGGCGACAGCAGCGCCGCGCTCAATCCACTTCATGATCATTTGCGAGTTCCCTCCCCAGGTGTTGGATATGCCACCTACATACGTCGGCGACATAGATTCCCCTAAGGGATACGCTGCCTGTTCGAACGAGGATCGAACAAGCTTTTACCAGGTCAAAGGTAGGAACTTCCAAGATCCGAACCGGGGGACAGCGTGGGGACGTCAAGGCTGACCGAAGCCGAAATGTGCGTGTATGGGCAGATCGCCGAAGGGGCTCAGATCGCCGATGACGCTCAGCCAACCGCCGAGCGACTGCTCGACTCTGGCCTGATCCTGCAAGATCCTTTCCAGCCAAGCGGATTCGTTGCGGTCCCATTCGGCGAGATCGAAACGCGCCTGCGCGAGACCGCGCAGCACCAGCTCGAAGAGACCGCCCGGCAGCTCGCAGAGATCCCCGTACTCGTTGAGCAGTTGCGAGCATGCCGGCCGACGCACGCCCGCGGCGGTGACGGCATCGCCCAGTGGGTTGACGGCACAGACGCCGTAAACGCCGCAATCTCCCTCGCCGTTCAGTCCGCCCAGCATGAGATGCTCGCCGCGCAGCCCGGGCCCCGGCCCAAACGAGTGATCAAGCTGTCAACGGACAGGGATCGGGCCGCAGTCGAGCGAGGCGTCGCGGTGCGCACCATCTACAGCGCGAGCAGCCGCTCGAACCCCGCCGCAGTCGATCGCGTAAACGAGCTGACGTCGCTTGGCGCAGCGTTCCGCACGCTTCCCCGCGCCTTCATGCGACTGATCATGATCGACCGAGAAATAGCGATCATCGAGGACCACGCCGACGGGCGCCCGAGCTTCGAAGGTGCCTACCTGGTGAAGGACCGTGCGGTGTGCGGGTACTTGGCCGCGGCGTTCGAAATCGAGTGGCAGCTCGGGATCGACTGGCACAGCGAGGAATCCGCTGCGCAGCCACGCCCCGCCGTGACCACTCCCCTACAACGCACGATCCTGCGCGAGCTCTGCGCGGGGAAGGATCAGCAGCAGATTGCGAAGATCCTCGGCTACAGCGCGAAGACGGTCAACACCGCGTTGAGCGAACTTCGGACACGGCTCGGAGTGGCCACCGTCTATCAGCTCGTCGCATGGTGGGCTGGCCCCGAGGGCGTGGCCGAGCAGTCAGTCGATCGGGGCTAGCTCGCCCCGGCCGTACCGCGAAGCCTGCTCAACAGCTCATGCACGAGCGGCATGTCGTCCGGCGACAAGCCCGGGGCGTGCGCGACGGTGGCAGCGCCCTCGGAGGGTTCCCCCTCGGCCGGTATGCGCGTCGTGACGAGCCCGATGTACTCAGCGGCGGCAGCGATCTGCAAGTCGCGCACGGGTACTTCGGCCGCGACCGCGAGGCTGCGAACCAGCGCGGGCGAAATCTTCACGGGGTCGCCGTCCTCGATCTTGTGCACGAGCGTGTACGACGGCGTGTACCCGGTTACGGGGTCGACGGCGAGGGCGGCATAGGACCGGTACGGACGCCCGCGGCGCCCCCTACGCACTAGATCCGCAAACGGTGTGCCGAGCTCGGGCTCGGTCGGGTCAGTCACGTCCCCCACCCCCACTCATGTTTCGTAACAAGAACAGCTTAGGGCCATCTAATCAGCCAGCATGCCCCGGAGCACAACCCCCAATCCCGTTGACGTGCAGTTTCCACCCTCTTAGGGTCGTGATTGTTCATGAACGTGAACAGGCCACCTGCCGGTTTTACCGTGCTGTGATCAGGCTTGTTCACGTCTGCTGACAGGGGGTTGAATATGAGTGCAAGTGCAGTTGAGTACCTGGGGCCGCCGCCGGCGCAGCGCAACACGAAGCACGCGCGGATCGCGGCGGACCTGCGAACACACCCGGAGGTGTGGGGGGTCATCCGGCGCCCCGCTTCCCTCGACAGCGCGGCGTCGGCCGCGCGGGCGATCCGCGAGGCGAGACTGCCCGCGTACTCCCCGGCTGGCACGTTCGAGGCGGTCGCCCGCACCGTCACCGAGGGCAACCGCACCGAGTACCGCGTCTACGCCCGGTACGTCGGCGCCCCTGATTCCTCCGCGTGATCTGCGAGCACTGGATCGGTGCCACCGGCGCCCCCTGCCGTGCGATCGGCGCCCGCCGCTACGTAGTCGGCAACCGATGTCCCGCCCATACGCCCGCCGCGCTCGCCGGCCGCCCCGAACCTCCGGGCTCGCCGATTCCCGTAAGGAGACGTTCCGTTGAGCCTCGTCGCGACGGATTGGGTCTGGTCCCAATCCGACAGCCGAGGCGCCGCTCGTCTGGTGTTGCTCGCGATCGCTGATCGGGCCGACGCCGCCGGCGTCGCCTACGCCGGTACCGCCTCGCTCATCCGCCGCACCCGTGCCGCCCGGTCGACGGTCCGCGATGCTGTCGACTCCCTGCTCGTCTCGGGCGAGCTCGCCGTCGTCGAGGGCACTCTCGGCCCCGGGGGTGAAACGGTCTATCGCCTCCCCCTGCTCGATGCGAGGGGGGCCGGAGATCAGCCCGGGCCGACTACCGGCCCGGACCGGACATCGGCCCCGGGGGGACCGACTACCGGCCCGGGGGAGGGCCGGACGTCGGCCCCCGGGGGGCCGGTGAGCGGCCCCCAGAACAAAAGAAGCTCTCTACAAGACAAAGAACAGCAGCAGCCGCGCGCGACGAACACCGCGGCAGCTCTGATTCCCGAGCTACGTCCGCTCGACGCCGCTCTCGTCGCCGCCTCGATCACCGTCCGGTGGTCGCTCGGTCTAGGCGAGCAGCGCGACGTCTACCGGCTCGTACAGGCGCACGGCGTCGAGGCCCTGGTCGACCTCGCCGCCCGCCGCACCAATCCGGGCGAGGCGCCGAAGAGTGCCCGCTACTGGCTCAAGGTCTGGAGCGACCTCGACCGGCCGGCGCCCAGCGCGCCGCCTCGGGCGCCTGCCTCGACCGCGAGCTACGCCGACAACCTCGCCGCCGGCCTCGCCCTGCTCGCCCAAAAGGAGAGCCGCACATGACGCCCGAACAGATCGCCGCCCTGCTCGCCTTCGCCGGAACCCTCGACAGCCGCGTGCGCCGTGCCCTTGCCGACCCGCAGCAGTCCGCCCGCACCATCTCAGAGTGGACCGCCGCCGTCGCCGACGTGCCCGCGACCATGCCCGCCACGGGATGGGACGCCGCCCGCGCAACCCGCCGCTACTACGAGCAGCAGGGCGGGAACAAGAGCTCGCAGTACCGGCCGATCGAGCCGCACGACCTGCTCGCCGCATGGGGGCCGCACCGGGCCGAGGTCATGGCCCGGCACACCGACCCCGTGCCGGCCGCGGACCCGGACAACCCCGCCGCGTGGCGTGAGGAACTGCTCGGCACCCGCGCCTCGGTCGCCCGCGGGCAGGCTGCGCCCGCGCAGTACCGGGCCGAGATCAACGAGGCAGGGCAGAAACGTCTCGCCGCGCTCATGTCGGGAGTCGGCGCCGGCCCGCGCCGGTACATGCCCGCGCACGTGGCCGCCGAGCTGCGGCAGTTCCGGCCGGCCCGTGCGCACCGAGAGCAGCTCGTCGCCGAGGGTCTGCCCGACCCGCTCGGCGTCCGGTGCCCGTACTGCCTCGCCGCCGTCGACGAGCAGTGCCGGAGCAGCTTCCGCAACCGCGGGAAGGGCCGGCGCCCGCTCACCGGCGTTCACCCGTCACGCGTCGAGGTGCTGCTCGCTCACCTCAGCAACGGCGAGCAGGCCGACGACGAGCAGGTGCGCCTCGCTCGGATCATGTGCCAACCGCCCGCACCGCGGCGCGACGCCCGAGCTCGGCACACCAGCGGCGGGGGCGAGGCCCGATGATTCCCGCCGCCGCGCGCGCCGTGATCGCTGCCCACCTGACCGACGAACTCGACGTGCAGCCGCACCTCGCGACCGCCGTCGTCGCCGCCCTTGCCGACCGCCTCGCCCTCGACGGATGGCACCTGACCGACGTCTACCCCGCGCGACCGGTCGCGCCTCGCGCGCGGGAAACCCGCGGCGCTCGGCGCGCCCTCGACCGACTGCTGCGCCGTGCCCGAACGAACGAGGAAGGGACCCCGTGAGCGCCGCTCTGCTCGCCCTTGCCGTGATGCTCGCGCTCGCCCTCGGCGCCGCCCTCGCGTACTCGGTCCGGATCGACGACCGCCTCGACCGCGAGCTGCGCCGCCTCGACCGCGGACCCTGCCCGACCACCTGCACCACCTGCTCGACGACGCCGCGCCGAGCCGAGAACGGAGAGACGACACCATGAACCAGATCACCCGTACCCGCACCCGGTCTCGGCGCGGCCGGACCGACGCCCGCGAAGCAGTCCGCGACGAGCGGCGCGCCGCGCTCCGAGTCCTGCTCGCCCGAGCCGACCGCGGGGTGCTCGGCCCCGAGGACACGGTGAAGCTGCGGCAGCTCGTCGAGGCCGAGGTCGCCGACGGCGACGCCTTCCGGCGCTCGGCCGTGGGGCAGCAGGCCGCGGCGCTGCGGCTGACACACCGCGTGGCCGCTGCCGAGCAGGCCATCGTCGAGGCCGAGGCCGAGCGCGACCAGTACGCCGCCGAGGCCGAGGCCCTGCGCACGGGCGCGGGGGTGCGCGCATGAGTTACGCACAGGCTGTGCAAGAAACCTCGCGCGCGCTGCGGACGATCCGCGGCCGGTGGGCCGACCTGCTGCTCGCGATTGAGGAACCGCCGGCCGATCACTGGCCACCGCGGCAACTCGCCCACACCATGCGCGAGGGCGACGACGAGCAGCTCGTCGTCGAGGATCGGGCGCCGCTCGTCCTGCGCGAGCATCCCGCACCGCTCAACCTCGGCGCGCTCGACACGGCCCTCGCGGTTGAGCGGCTCGTGTTCGACCTCGCCGACACCCTCGCCGCCGCCGTGCAGCGCACCGAGGAGGGCGACCCCCGCGCGTGGCGGGCCCCGGACCCGGCCGCGCCCGACAGTCGGCGCGCGGCAGGATCGCGGGCGCACGGGCTGCATTGGGCGTGCGTGTGGGTCGAGGGCCGCGTGCGGGATGAGGACACCACGCCCGAGCGCGAGCTCGACGGCACCGTGAGCGCCCCGCCGTTCGAGGTGCTCCCGCTGCACCTGCTGCACGAAGCGAGGCGTACCGCGCGGATCGCCGAGGCCCGGGTGCTGCGCGCCCTCGGCCTCGACCAGCGCGAGACCCCGCTGCCCGAGCCGTGCCCGTGGTGCGAGGGCGAGCTCACCCTGCACAGCGCCCCCGACGGGCCGCCGGCCGTGACCTGCTCGGGCGGGCGCGCCTGCTCGGCCCCTGTCCCCCTCGACAGCAGGGAGCGGGTGCGGGTGTGGGAGTGGGACGACCTCCCCGAACTGATCGCTGCGCTTGGGGTCGACCTTGCAGCCGCGGCGTGATGGGGGGCTCGACGAGCAGCTCGTCGACGAGGCCGCGGCCAGAGAGGGGCGCGGTACATGGCGTAGCGGGTGGCTCGTCGTCGAGGCGCCACCGAGCGTCGAGGCCCTGCTCGACCTCGGCGAGGACGTCGAGCAGGGCGCCCTCTTTGAGTGATCGAGGGACGTACCGATAGGGGGTTGCGCCGTTATCTGTTCGTGACCTAGAGTCGGGAGCGCCTCCGGCGTGCCCGGAAACAAAGCGAACGCGCCCCGCCACCAATCCCCCCGGTGGCGGGGCGTTCGCATGTCCCTGGTCGGGAGGTGATCCCGTGGCCGACCCGATCACGGACACCGACCGCGAGGCGGTCCGCCGCCTGCATTCCGAGGGCAAGTCACGTAACCAGATCGCACGCGAGCTCGGGCGCGGTGCCGCCACCGTCTCGAAGATCGCCGCTGCCGAGGGGCTCACGTTCTCCGGCGGCGCACGGGTCGCCGCCGCCACCGATGCCCGCACGGCCGACGCTTCGGCACGGCGCGAGCGGCTCGCCGACGACGCGCTCGACGGCGCCCTCGCGCAGGTCGAGCGGGTCGGCGCGGCCGACTCGGCTCGGGATGCACGCGACTATGCGACCGCCGCCCGGGCGCTCACCGAGGTACACGCCAAGGTCGCCGAGCTCGCCCGCACGAGCGGCACCGGGAGCACCGGGGGCTCGATGCTCGACCGCCTCGCCGACGCCCTGCTCGGGCAACCGGGAGACGATGCCGACAGGGGGTGATCTCCTCGCCGCCGCCCCTGTCCGACAAGCAAGTTCGCTCGATCCGCGAGGCCACCGCCCGTATCTGCTGCTGGCACGGCAGCGTGCGGTCGGGAAAGACGATTGCGAGTCTGCTCGCCTTCCTGCTGGCGGTGCGGCGGGCGCCGGCGTCCGGGCTGATCCTGATCTGTGGGCGCAGTCTCCAGACGATCGAGCGGAACGTTCTCGAACCCCTCGCCGATCCAAGCCTGTTCGGGCCGGTCGCCGCCGAGGTCCGCCACACCCGGGGCGCGACTACCGCGGTCATCCTCGGTCGCGTCGTCCACCTCGTCGGGGCGAGCGACGCTCGGGCCGAGGGCCGCCTGCGCGGTCTGACCGCCTCGCTCGCCTACTGCGACGAGATCACCCTCATGCCCGAAGGGTTCTTTGCGCAGCTCCTCGCGCGCCTGTCCGTGCCCGGGGCGCGGCTGCTCGGCACCACGAACCCCGACTCGCCCCGCCACTGGTTCAAGGTCAATTACCTTGACCGGCAGGCCGAGCTCGACCTCGCTTCCTGGCACTTCCGCCTCGCCGACAACCCCTCGCTAGCCCCGGCGTACGTCGCCGCCCTGTCCACCGAATACTCCGGACTGTGGCGCCGACGGATGATCGACGGCGCATGGGTGATCGCCGAGGGCAGCGTCTTCGACATGTACGACGAGCAGCGGCACGTCGTGACCGAGCTCCCCCCGATGCGCCGATGGTGGATAGGGGTGGACTACGGCACGGTGAATCCCTTCGCCGCCCTCGCCCTCGGGCTCGGCGACGATGGTCGCCTGTACGTGACGAGCGAATGGCGCCACGACTCCCGAGCCAAGCACCGACAGTTGACCGACGCGCAGTACAGCAGGGCCGTACGCGAGTGGCTCGGCAAGGCCGATGTCGAGCCCGAGTGGACGTTCGTCGACCCCTCGGCCGCTTCGTTCTCCATGCAGTTGTGGGCGGACGGACACCCCGGGGTGACCAAGGCCAAGAACGACGTGCTCGACGGAATCCGGTCGGTCTCGACCGCCCTCGACGCTGGCCTGCTGTTCATCCATGAGTCATGCGAGGGGTTGCTCGCCGAGCTCCCCGAATACGTGTGGTCGGACGAAGCAGCCGCGCGCGGTGAAGACCGTCCGGTGAAGCTCAACGATCACTCGGTCGACGCACTGCGCTACGTGGTCCACAGCACCGCGCACGAGTGGCGCGGACTGCTGACGACCGCCGCCTGACCCTCCCCCGCCCCCGCTCGGACGCCACCGCGGCCCGGGCCCGAACGCCGAGGGGGTGATCGAGTGCGCCCCCAGATGACCGACCGGTTCCTCGCGAAGATCGTCGACGGCCCCCTCGGCTGCTGGGATTGGACCGGGCACGTCAAGCCCAACGGATACGGGCAGCTCAAGGTCGCCGGCCGACCGCAGTACGCGCACCGCGTCGCCTACACCCTGACCCGTGGGCCGATCCCCGACGGGCTCGTGATCGACCACCTGTGCCGCCGCAGGCACTGCGTGAACCCCGACCACCTCGAAGTGGTCTCCCACCGAACCAACATCCTGCGCGGGGTGTCCCCCGCCGCGCGCCGCGCCCGACAGACGCACTGCGCCCGGGGCCACGAGTTCGACACCGCGACGACCTACGTCGCCCCGAACGGCACCCGGCACTGCCGCAGGTGCGCAGCCTCGCGAGCACGGACGGGACGACGGCGGGGGGTGCACTGTGCCCCTGCCCGATAACGGCGTCGCGTGGCCACCGCCGCAGCTCGCCCAGCACTATGCCGAGATCAAGATCGACGACGCTTGGTACTCCGGCGATCACCGGAAGCTCGCCGGCGTCTACCGCGACAACCCGATGCGCCGCGACGGTCGGCGCCGCCTGTGGGGACGTGACCGCGAGCAGCGCCCCAACGTCCGCGATCAGCGGCTGCACATTCCCCTGCCCGGCGACATCGCCGGCGCCTCGGCAGACTTGCTTTTCAGCGAACCGCCCGAGCTGACCGTGACGGACCCCGCCACGCAGGACCGGCTCGACGAGCTCGCCGACACGGACGGCGTCGCCAACACGCTGCTTGAAGCGGCCGAGGTCGCCGCCGCGCTCGGCTCGGTATACCTGCGCGTGACGTGGGATCGCTCCCTTGCCGACCGGCCCCTGCTGACCAGCGTCCACCCCGACGCCGCCGTACCGGACTTCCGTTGGGGCCGCCTCGCCGCCGTCACCTTCTGGCGCGAGCTCACCTCGACCTCGGGCATCGTGTGGCGCCACCTCGAACGCCACGAGCCCGGGCGCATTCTGCACGGTCTCTATCAGGGGTCGGCCGACTCCCTCGGCGTACGGGTTCCGCTGACCGAGCATGCCGAGGTCGCCGAACTCGCCGCCTCGCTCGGCCCCGACGGCGACGCGATCGAGACCGGAATCGAGCAGCTCACCGCCGCCTACTGCCCCAACATCCGGCCCAACAGGAAGAACCGCGGCTCAGTCTTCGGCCGCAGTGACTTCGCCGCCCCGATCTACGACCTATTCGACTCGCTCGATACGACATGGACGAGTTGGATTCGCGACCTGCGGCTCGCCCGCGCCCGGCTGCTCGTACCCGACGGATACCTGCGTGACCACGGCCCGGGACAGGGAGCGTCGTTCGACGAAGACCGCGAGGTCTGGCAGCTCTTGAACGTCCCGCCGACAGAGTCGGGCACGAGTCAGATCACCCTCGCGCAGTTCGCGATCAGGGTCGAGGAGCACGAGAGAACGGCGACCGCGATCACCCGGCAGGCCGTGCAGAGCGCCGGCTACTCGGTAGCGACGTTCGGTCTCGACGACCAGGGCGCCGCCGTTACGGCGACCGAGGTCCGGGCACGCGTCCGCCGGTCGATGACCACACGAGGGAAGAAGGTGCGCTACTGGTCGCCCCCGGTCGCCGACATGCTGTTCGTCATGCTGCGGCTCGACCGGGTGTTCTTCACCCCCGGCATCGTGCCCGAGCGACCGACGATCGCGTTCGGCGACTCGATCCGCGAGGACACGTCCTCGCTCGCACAGACCCTGTCCCTATTGCAGCAGGCACAAGCGGTATCCGTGCTGACCAAGGTCAGCATGCTTCACCCCGAGTGGGACTCAACAGCCGTACAGGAAGAAGTCGCCCGCATCCTCACCGAGACCGGGCAGGTCGTGCCCGACCCCATGCAGGCTGGCGCCCTCGCCTAGTTCAGAACTCGCAGATTGACGACTACGACAGACGCCTCGTCGGCCTCGTATTCGACAACCTGACCGGCAGCAAGGGTGTGCCGGCCCGCGGCAATTACTGCGGGCGCTTGCACGAGGACATCGTTCCCATCGTCTGGGGTGATAGCTCCGTACCCCTTGCTCGGGTTGTACCAGCTCACGCGTCCACGCTTCGGATCAGTCACGCGTCCATCGGTCCTCTCATGGTCGGCCACTAACTCACGCACAAGAGTGCCCGACTTGAGGGGGGGGCCGTGCCGATCCACCCCGGAATGGTCGAGGATCTCTCGGCTGGTGTTCGCGATCTCTACGCGGACGCCGAGCAGCGGCTGCTCGGCATCGTCGCCCGGCAGCTCGCCGACGGGTTCGAAGCCCCAGGGTGGGCGACCAACAAACTGCGGGATATTCAGGCGCTGCGCCGCGGTGCGCAGGGGGTTGTCGACGCCCTCGCCGAGGCGGTGCAGCTCGACGTGTTCGACGCGGTGGCCGAGGCGTACAGCATTGGTGCTCGATCCGGTCTCGCCGAACTCGGGGCGCTGCACGATGCCGACCTGCGTCGGATCGCCGAGACCACGCCGAGCACGAGGGCGGTCGACCGCCTCGCCGCCGAGACCCTCGATCTCGTCACGGCCACGCACCGCGGGATACTCCGCGGCGTCGAGGACGGATACCGGCAGGTGATCGCCGAGGTATCGGCAACGCCCCTGCTCGGCATCGATACCCGCAGGCAGGCCACCCAATCCGCAATGGAGCGATTCAGCGATCGGGGGCTGCGGACGTTCGTCGACCGCGGCGGGCGCGCGTGGCAGATGACGAGTTACGCCGAGATGGCCGTACGGACGGCGACCGGCAGGGCCGCGGTCGAGGCGCACGGCGACAAACTGCGCGCGGCCGGCGTCGACCTCGTGATCGTCAGCAACGCCCCGCACGAGTGCCCGATCTGCAAGCCGTTCGAGGGCAAGGTGCTGTCGCTCGACGGACCGGGCGGCGCCCGCACGGTCGAGGTCGAGCACTCCGTCGAGGACGGCCGCACCGTGCAGGTGCACATCGCGGGCAGCCTCGACGAGGCACGGCAGCACGGTTTCCAACACCCGAATTGCAGGCACTCGGTCGCCGCCTATCTGCCCGGGGTGACCCGGCCGGCGGCCGAGGCATCCGAGGACCCCCACGGGTACGAGGCGAGCCAGCGGCAGCGAGCGATCGAGCGCGGGATCAGGAAGTACAAGAACCGGTCAGCCGCGGCGACGAGCCCCGAGGCACGTCGGGCGGCCGAGGCCAAGGTGCGGCAGTGGCAGGCCAAGCAGCGTGCCCACCTCGCCGAGCACCCCGAACTCATCCGCCGTCGCGAGCGCGAGCAGCCCGGCGCGGGCAACCTCCCCTCGACCGCGCCGCGCCCGCCGCAGGACGCTTTCGAGGCTGCGCGCGTCCGTTCCGGCGACGAGCGCACCCTGCCGGAGATGACCGACGAGCAGCTCGGCGCCGCGATCCGGCCCGGCGTGCTCGATCAGCGCGACCTCGACCGCATCCGCGGTGAGGCTGAGCGCCGCGACGAGCAGGTGCTGCTCGACCGCATCCGGCCGAACGGCAAGCTCGCCGACAGCCTCGCCGAGTTCAGCGACGACGAGCTCGCCGCCGTCGCCGGCCACCTCGGCGACGACGAAATGCTGCGGATCATGGGGGAGATGGACCGGCGCGACATCGACGCCGCCATGCCCGGTATCCGCCGCGACCTCGTCGGCATGTCCGAGCGGGACCTCGCCGCCCGCGCCCGCCATGTCGAGGACGACCGGGCGGCGATCGGCGCCGAGATCCACCGCCGCCGGATGCTCGCCGAGCTGTTCCCCGGCGGGCGCCTCGCCGGCGACCTCTCCACCCTCGGCGACGACCTGCTCGTCTGGGGGGTGCGCTACGCCGCCCCCGAGGACTCCGCCCGGATCGCCGCCGAGATCGACCGCCGGTACCCGGCCGCGCCGCCGCCCGCCCCCGCGGGCGCACGCGTCGCCGACACCCTCGCAACCCGAGCAGCCCTCGACGAGGCCATGCAGCCCGTGGCCCTCGACGACCCGCCGCCGGTCGACCCCGACGAGTGGGGCGCCTACGGACGCGACCTCGAAAAGGGCCCCGACGGGACCGAGCACATGTCCGCCGCCGAACGGTGGGTGTATGAGCGGGAACTCGAACAGCGGGCGGCGCGCGAGGCATACAGCCGCGCCGAGATCCGCGAGATGTACCAGGAACACATCTACCTGCAATGGCTCGCCGCCGAGGACGCGACCCGAGGCCACATGCTCAGCCGCGCGGCCGAGGCCGCCGGCGTCGACCCCCGGACTCTCTTCACCGGCCCGGCGCACGTCGCATACGCCCGCGCCTCGGAGGACCTCATCAGGTGGTGGGCCGACACAAGCCCCAGGGTCACGCTCGCCGAGTTCACCGAGCAGGTGACCGGCGTCAAGAACGCCGCGGCCGAGACCGCCCGCCAGTCCGCCCACGGCCAGCAGCTCAAGCAGTAAGGGGGTGCCCGTGGGATTCCGCGAGAACGCGGTGCGCGCCCGGCAGTCCGGCGCGCGCGCAGCCCTGACCGGACGGCCCGCGACCGACTGCCCGCACCGCGGCGACGAGCCGCTGCTGCGCGCCGCATGGGTACGGGGCTACGTCGCCGCCGAGCAGCAGCTCGCACCGGCCGAGCCGTAGCCCTCTCCCCCTATATCGGGCCACCGATCCGGTGGCCCTTCCTTGATTCCCGAACAAGCCCCGGAGGGCTATCCCGCCATGCCCGAGAACACCGTTGCCCCCGGCACCGCCACACCGCCCGCCGGCGACCCAACCACCCCGCCGAATCCCGCCCCGGGCGCTCCGCCGGCCGCGGCCCCGGGCGCTGAGCAGCAGCTCGCCGAGGCGACTACCCGAGCCGAGCAGGCCGCGGCCGAGCGCGACGAACTGCGCTCCGCCCTCGACGCCGTGACCAAGGCGCTCAACCCCAACGGGGGCGAGGCCGAGCAGGACCCGGCCAAGCTCGCCGCCGCGGTCGCTGAGCGCGACCGCCTACTCGCCGACCACGCCGCCGAGCTGCGCTCCGCCCGCGTTGAACTCGCCGTCGCCCGCGCCGCCGCCGACCAGGGCGCCCGCGGCGACCGCCTACTCAACTCGCGTTCCTTCCTCGCCTCGGTCGCCGACCTCGACCCCACCGCGGCCGAGTTCGACAGCAAGCTCGCCGCCGCGATCACCGCAGCAGTGACCGCCGACCCCGACATCTACCGCGCCGGACCGTCCGGCCCGCCCCGCGGCGGCGCCGAGTTCAACGGCGCCCCGGTCGGCGACCGCCGCGCCGCCACGCTGCACGACGCCATCGCCGCACGCATGAGCGGTGCCTAACCCCAGGAGAATCGCTTTGCCTACCTCCCTTGCCGAGGCCCGGAACAACACGGTCGACGACGTCGACCTGAACGTGATCGACGAGTTCCGCAAGTCCTCAGACATCCTCGACCGAATGACGTTCGACGACTCGGCGAACCCGACCGGCGGCGACACCATCAGCTACGGATACCGGCGCCTGATCACTCAGGCGAACGCCGAGTTCCGAGCGCTGAACACCGAATACACGCCGGCCGAGATCACCTCGCAGCGCTACACGGTCGACCTCGCCCCGCTCGGCGGCAGCTTCCGAATCGACCGCGTGATCTCCCGTATGGGGCCGGCCGCGTCCGGCGCGGTCGCGCTGAACATGTCGCAGAAGATCAAGGCGTCGCGGGCGAAGTTCGCCGACGCCGTGATCAACGGCGACAAGGCCACGGACGCGAACGGGTTCGATGGTCTCTCGCGCATCCTCACCGGCACCGACACCGAGTACCTGCCGCTCGCGAACGGGGTCGCGGCCGGATACCTCGACTGGACCACGATCGCCGACAAGGCCGCGGCGCTCGCCGCGCAGCGGCACATCGACGCATGGCTCGCCGCCATGGATGACACCCCGGATGTGATCTACGGCAACGCGAAGACGCTCGCGCTGTTCAAGACCGTGGCCGCGTGGACGGATCAAATCGACAAGTCCACCGATGCTTTCGGCCGCCCGGTCACCTCGTACAACGGCATTCCCCTGATCGACCTCAAGAGCAAGGCAGGCAGTAACGCCCCGGTGATCGGTCTCGTCACCCGCGACCCCGACGGCGCTGGCGGGGGCGGGAACGTGACCGGCCTCGGGGATCTCTTCGCGATCCGGTACGGGCTCGACGGGTTCCACGGTGCCTCGGTTGCGTCCGTCCCGCTGGTGCAGACGTGGCTGCCCGACTTCAACAGCGCCGGCGCCGTCAAGCTCGGTGAGGTCGAAATGGGGCCGCTCGCCCCGGTCCTCAAGGCCACGCGCGCCGCGGCTGTTCTGCGCAACATCAAGAGCGCGTGATGCCCGTGAACGTGCGCCTCACGGCCCCTATCAGCGACTACACCGGCGAGGGGCCCGGCGGTCTCCACTTCGTCAACGGCACCGCCACCACGAACGACATAGCGATCGTCGGCTACTGCCAGGGGGCCGGCTACACCGTCGAGCCCCTCGGCGACGACCCGCCGGATACCGAGCAGAGCAGCGAGCAGGACGGCCCGGCCGACACCACGTCGACGGGCCGTTCTGCTGCCCGACGCGCGAGGGGGTGATCGTGGCCCGCCAGCCCTACGCAACCCCCGAGCAGCTCGCCACATGGACCGGACAACCCGCCCCGGCCGACGCCGAGCGACTCCTCGCACGGGCCGGCGAGGACATCGACAGTGCACTGCTCACCGCGATCTACCCCGTAGACGAGGACGGCGACCCGCTCGACGCGAAGATCGCCGCCGCCCTGTCCGCAGCAACCTGCGCCCAAGTCGAGTATTGGGTCGCCGCCGGCGACGACGGCACCGGAGCGCAGGGCAGATGGGACTCAGTCTCGATCGGCCCCGTGTCCCTGTCGGGGCGAGCCGCCTCGACCTCGGGCGCGTCCGGGGTCGAGCTCGCCCCGCGCGCAGCCCGCGCCCTGCGCCTGGCAGGGCTCACCCCGGGGCGGGTGATCGCGTGGTGACCCGCGTCCCTCCGTCCCTGCTCCGCCACCGCGTCCGGATCGAGCCTTACCTCGGCGACGGCGCGTACGGCCCCGTCTACGGGCCGGCCGCCGAGCATCCCGCGCTCGTCAGTAACACCGTCCGCATGATCCGCGCGGCCGACGGCCGCACCGTCACGAGCACTGCGCAGATCATCGCCGTGCCCGGTCTGGACTGCCCGCCGGGCTCGCGGGTCACCCTGCCCGACGGCCGGATCACGACCGCTCTCGTCTCCACCGGCCACACCGCCCCCGGCCTACCGGTCCCGGCCTGCTCGGAGGTGGTGACCGAATGAGCCGTGCCCGCCTGCGCTGGAACGGCGATACCGCCACCGAAGCGATCAAGCAGGCCGCCGCGCGCGGACTGCTGCTCAGTGCCGAGCACGTGCTCGCCGCGAGCAGGCAGCGAGTGCCGATCGCCGAGGGCACCCTCGAACGCTCGGGCGCGACCTCGGTCGACGACGCGACCATGACCGCCGCCGTCTCCTACGACACCCCGTACGCCGCGCGGGTCCACGAAGACATGACCGCGCGGCACTCCCCCGGCCGGTCCGCGAAGTACATCGAGTCGGTTCTGCCCGAGACTGCCGGCGAGGTGCAGGCCCTGATCGCCGCGCAGATCCGGCGCGCGCTGCGATGACCTACACCGTCGACCTGCTCGACGGTCTCGCCCGCCTGCTGCACTCCGCCGGCGTCGGCATCTACCGCCCCGACGGCGTGTACGCCGCGGGCGAGACCGCGATCACCATCGCCGCGCTTCCCCCGGTCCCCGACCGCGTGATCTGCCTCGCCGCCTACCCGGTCACCGACTCCCCCGTGCTCACCGACACGACCACGGGGATTCAGGCGCGCACCCGCGCGGGGGCCGACCCCCGCGAGGTCGACGCCCTCGACGACCAGGTGCACGAGGTGCTGCACGGCAGCGGCCCGCACCGCTTTGGCGCCGTCCCCGTGCAGCTCGTCTTTCGCGTCTCGGCCGCGCCGATCGGCGCCGACGCCTCGGGCCGCTGGGAGCGCTCCGCCAACTTCCACGCCCGCGCCCACCGCGCGCACCCCAACCTCGAATAGGAGGCGCCCACTTGAGCACCCCGACGCCCCCGGCCGAGACCGTAACCGCCCTCGCGCGCCGCTACCGCCTTGAGCTGGACATGGGCACGACGCCCAATACCCCCGTGTGGACCCTCGTTCCGGGGGTCACGGAATTCACCCCCAAGGTGGAACCAACGCAGCAGGAGGTGACTACCTACGACGCCGACGGTTGGGCCGAGCAGGCGGTGACCATGCTCGCGTGGTCGATCGAGACCACGATCGCGCACCGCGCCCACCCGACGACCGGGATTTTCAACGCCGCGCAGGAAGCCCTGCGGAAGGCGAGCCGCTCGTTCGGCGCCAAGTCTTACGTCCGCGTCCGCTACTACGACCGCAACGGCGCTCCGGACGCGCAGGAAGGTTCCGCCCTGGTGACTTGGGAGCCGGACGGCGGGGGCCCCGACGAGGTCGACACGATCAAGGTCACGCTTACCGGGTCCGGTCCGCTCGTCGAGATCGTCAACCCCTCGGCCGGCGGGGGCACCTTCGCCGCCAAGGGGGGTGACGCGTAGTGGCGTTCGAGGAACTCGGCGAACTGCTCGACGAGTCGATCGAGCTGCCGGTCGCCGGCCGCCTCTACACCGTGCCTGCGCCGTCGGCCGAGATCGGCCTGCGGACGCAGGCCCTCATCCATGCCGCCGCGGTCGCCGCGGACGGCGGACGGGCCGACGAGCAGGTGCTCGGCGACGCCGCCGAGCGCGACCTATACCGAGACGTCCTCGGCCCCGCTCACGACGAGATGATCGCCGACGGCGTGAAGTGGCCGACGCTCAAACACGCCGCGATCACGGCCATGGTGTGGATCGCGCAGGACAAGGCCGCTGCTGAGAGGTACTGGACCGCGGCCGGCGACCCTTCTCGTCTGGCCCCGAACCGGGCGGCCCGCCGCAGCCAGTCGGGTGCGGCGAGCTCGACCCCGTCTCGGGGCTCTACGAGTGGTACGAGTACCCGCCCGGCGCCACGCGGCGCGGGCAAGAAGGGCCGCAAGCGTCACTGACGTGGGCGGCGATCCTCTCCGAGTGGCCACTCGTCGAGGCTGATCTGCACGAGGTCTACGGCATCGACCTCAGCGCTCCCGGGCTGCTGCAAGCCCGTTCCTGGCGGTGGCTGCGCGTGCGCATCCTCGCCCTTCTCTCGGCCGAGTCTCGCCTCGCCCGGGTGCTCACCCCTCCGCCTGACTCCTCCCCCGCGGGAGGTGCACCCGCCAGGAGGTGACCACCCGTGGCCCTCATGGTGGGCGAACTCGCCGCCACAATCACGATCGACGACTCGGGCGCAGATGCCGGCATGGCGCGCGCCCGCGCGGCTGTGCAGGCGGGCGGCGACCAGATCGCCGCCGCCGCCGATCAGGCAGGGCAGGAAGCGGGCGACGCCCTCGGCGACGGTCTCGCCGAGGGCGCGGCCGACGGCGGCGAACGCGCGTCCTCCGGCATGGGCGCGGCGCTGAAAGGTTTCGCCGCCGCCGCGGTCGGTGGGGCGATCGGTACCGCGCTCATGGGCGGCATCGCCGAAGCCATGGACCGGGGCAAGGTCGCCGGCAAGCTACAGGCGCAGATGGGCAGCTCGGGCCCCGTCGCCAAGGAATACGGCAAGGCCGCCGGCGCCCTGTATTCGGGCGCGATCGTTGAGTCGGTCGCCGACGGCGCCGACATCCTGCGCGGCATCGCGCAGCAGGGTCTGTTGCCGCCCGAGGCAACGCAGGGCCAGATCAAGGACATGGCGACCCGTGTCTCGGACACGGCCTCGGTCATGGGCGAGGACGTCGGCAAGGTGTCCCGCGCGGTCGGCGTGATGCTGAAATCCGGCATCGCGAAAAACGCCGAAGAGGCAATGGACGTCCTTGTAAAGGGCAGCCAGTCGGGCACGAATGCCGCCGAGGATTTGCTCGACACTTTCTCTGAGTACCCGATCCAGTTCAAGGATTTGGGGCTTGACGCTCAGACTGCGATGGGGCTCATGCAGCAGGGTCTGCAAGGGGGCGCCCGCGACGCCGACACGGTCGGCGACGCTTTGAAGGAATTCGCGATCCGCTCGAAGGACATGAGCAAGGGAAGCGTGGAGGCTTTCCAGGCCATCGGGTTGAACGCGGACGTAATGGCGAAGACGTTCACTAAGGGTGGCCCGGAAGCCTCGAAAGCCCTCGGGGAAGTCCTTACCCGCATCAAGGCAATTAAGGACCCTGCCGAACGGAATGCAACCGCAGTTGCATTGTTCGGAACCAAGGCCGAGGACTTGCAATCCGCGCTTTTTAAGCTCGATCCGAAAACCGCTGTCGCCGCCCTCGGCAATGTCAAGGGCGCGACGGACGCGGCGGGCGACGCAATGCGCGACAACGCCGCAACGAAGTTCGAGGTATTCAAGCGGGCGGCAATCGACAAGGTCGTTACCGTCCTCGGAAATCACGTTGTACCCGCCCTCGAAAAGGCCGCCGATTTCATCGGCGAGGGTGGCCTCGGCGGCGCGCTGCGCGCGTCCGTCGGATGGATCTCCGAGCACTCGACGGCGCTCTCGATCGCCGCCGGCGTGATCACACTCCTGATGCTGCCGACGCTCATCGCGCTCGGTATCACCGCATGGACCACGACCACCGCTGTTGTCACCGGGTGGGCCACGCAGACCGCGGCCGGCGTAGTAGCGGCGGCGCGGTTCGTCGCGCTCAACGCGATGATGCTCGCCGGTTGGGTGGCACAAGGCGTGAGCGCCGGCGCTGCTGCGCTCGGGGTGGTCGGGGCGTGGGTCCTGATGGGCACGCAATCCCTGATTCAGGGCGCCCGCATGGCTGCTGCCTGGCTGCTCGCCATGGGCCCGGTTGCGCTCGTGATCGCTGCCGTAGTTGGCATCGTGGCGCTTGTCGTCGCCAACTGGGACACGATCACGAGCGCGACGTCGGCCGCTTGGGATTGGGTGTGGGGAAAGCTCAAGTGGGTCGGTCAAATGATCCTCGATTTCTTCCTGAACTGGACGATTGTCGGGCTGATCATCAAGCACTGGGACGCCATCAAGAGCGGCACCGTATCCGCCTGGAATGCAACCGTCGAATGGGTGCGCGGCATCCCGGGGCGCATCGTCGACTTCTTCCTGAACTGGACTTTGCCAGGGCTGATTATCAAGCACTGGGATTCGATCAAGTCGGGCACCGTGCGCAAAGCCGGCGAAATGCTGGATTGGGTCCGAGGCTTGCCCGGAATGATCGCAGGCTACTTCGGCAATTTCGGCTCGATGCTCTACGACAGCGGCCGTGATCTGATCACGGGCCTGTGGAACGGCATCCGGGCCATGGGCAGTTGGCTGCGTTCAACGCTCATGTCTTGGGCCAAGAATTTGATTCCGGGACCGATCGCTAAGGCACTCGGAATTCACTCTCCGAGCCGCCTTATGCGCGACAAGATCGGAAAGTTCATTCCCGCGGGAATCGTCGAGGGCATCAAATCCGGCGCCCCCGCGATCGACCGCACCATGCGCCGACTCGTCACGGTTCCCGCGCCGCAGTTCGCCACCGCAGGCGCGCCCGCCAACACCACTGGTGTGGGCGGGGGTTGGGGTGCAGGCGGTCCGGCTGTCCACATCGAGAACTGGCACGCCGGCACCGCGACCGCGGATCAGACCGCGGCGGCGCTCGCCTGGCACGCCAAGGGCAGGGGGTGACGATGGCCGCGGGTGACCTCGTCACCGCCCCCGGGCACATCCAGTTCGGCGCCCTGCTGCTCGGCCCCGGCACCCCCTACCGGTGGAAGAACCTCCCCGGGTGGGAGGACTCCCCCGGCGTCGACTCGGGCACCGTCAACCGGTCCGACGCCCACGGCGCCTACCTCGGCCGGCTGCTCGCGCAGCCTCGGACGATCACGGTCGACGACATGGTGATCCGTACCGAGCCGCGCCGGATGGGAGCCACCGTGCGCACCCTGCGCGCGGCGACCGCCCTGCGCGACGACGAGCAACCGCTCGTCGTCCAACTCGACGACGAGCCGCCCCTGCTGAGCTTCGCCCGCTGCATCCGCCGCTCGATCCCTGTCGGAGTAGGCGGGTACGCGATCGGCGTCGTGCAGGGGGCGGCGCTCCAGTTCGAGGCCACCGACCCGCGCCGGTACAGCCTCGTCGAGCAGCAGGTCGAGGCGCGGCTACCGAGCGCCGAGCCCGGCCTCGACTGGCAGGTGACCCCGGGCCCGGAACGGCTGCTCTACCCGATCGCCTTCGGCGCCCCGGGCAGCACGGGGTCGCTCCTCGCCGTCAACGAGGGCGACGCCCCGGCGCATCCCGTGATCGCGATCCGGGGCCCCCTCTCCCTTCCGTCCGTAACCAACTTGGCCACGGGCGCGGCGATCGAATACGACATCGACCTCGCGCTCGACGACGAGCTCGTGATCGATACCCGCGAGGGCACGGTGACCCTGAACCGGACCGCGGCGCGGCTCTACACCGTGACCGCCCGCAGCACCCCCGAGAGCCTTTTCACCCTCGACCCGGGCACGACCTCGCTCCTGTTCCGGTCGGCGCCCGGCAGCGCCGACCCCCGCGCCTCGTGCTCGATCCGATGGCGCTCCGCCCACTGGTAAGGAGGTACCCCCCTTGACTGTCCGTGCTGGATGGCTGCTCCCCACGGGACAGACGCGCGAGGACACCCGCCTTGTGCCGCTCGGCACGATGGCGCCCGAGGCCGCGATGACGTCCCGCGACGGCGTGATCGCCGGCGGAACCGCCCTCGCCGCGACGGGCGCCGCAGCCATGCAGGTGCAGCTCGCCGTCGGCCGCGCCCTCGTGCAAGGGGCTGATGCCCAAGGGGCGTACCCGGTCGCCGTCACGGCGCCCGAGACCCTCACCGTCGCCGACGGGCACGCGCAGTACGGGCGGATCGACGCCGTGGTGCTGCGCGTCTACGACACCGCGTACGACAGCACGGGACAGACCCTCGCCCGCGCCGAGATCGTGCAAGGTGCAGCCACCGCAACCCCTGTTCCTCCGGCCCTGCCCGCCGGCGCCCTGCGGCTGTGGGAGATCACGGTTCCGGCCGGCACGTCCGCCGGAACGGGCGGGATCACGTGGGCGTCGGCGCTCGCCGACCGGCGCCGCTACACCTCGGCGTACGGCGGGATCATCCCCCGAGGCTGGGGTCTCGGATTCTCCGGCGCGTACGCGGGTCAGTACCGCGACAACGGGACGGGCCTTGACCGGTGGGACGGCTCGGCGTGGCAGCCCCTCGAACCCACCGTCGGGTGGACGCCGCTCACGCTCGCCTCGGGCTTCACCAACAACGGCAACGCCCAGGGCGACGTCAAGTACCGGCGAATCTTCCTCGCCGGCGTCCCCTGCCTACAGCTGAGAGGCGGCGTGTCCTGGGCGACCTCGGGCTCGCCGCCGAACACCGGGAACATGCTCGCAACCGTCCTCCCCGCGAACTGCCGACCGGCCGCCCTCACCTCCGTACCGATCGCCGCGGGCGGCGCCGCAATCAAGCTCGACGCGTGGACCAACGGACAGCTACGGCTCATCTCCACCACCGGACTGACCACGTGGGCCGCACTCTCCGGAGTGACGTACCCCCTCGACGCGTAAGGGGGTGATCGTCTGACCGCCCCCGCATACCGGGTCATCCTGTGCGACCTGCGCACTGATCAAGTCCTCGACATCCTGCCCGTGAGCGACGTATCGCTCGCCGACTACATCGGCAAGATCGGCACCGCCACGGCAACCGTGCCCCTTCCAAACCGGCAGATCGCCGCACGCGCTCGCGCGGCCCTCGAACTCGGCCGTACGGCAATGTGGATCGAGCGTGGCCCTGACGTGTGGTGGGGCGGCATCCCCTGGACCGCAGACCTCGCGAGCGATGACCGCGGCTCCCTCGGCCTGCGGATTCAGGCAGGAGGATGGGCGTCCTACCTCGACCACCGGGCGATTTTCGACACACAGCAGGCCGTCGCAGTTGATCAGTTCGACCTCGTTCGGGGTCTGATCAACTACAGCGCGAGCCTGGCCGGCGGCGACATCGGCATCGAGTACGACACCGAGCAGCTCTCGGGAGTCCTGCGCGACCGGGTATACCGCCGCTACGACCAGCCCCGCATACGCGAAGTCATCGACCAACTCGCCGCCGTCGAGCGCGGATTCGAATGGAGAATCGCGAGCTACCGCGACGCGAACAGCGGCCGGCGGATCAAGCAGTTGCAGCTCGGGGCGCCCGTGATCCGTACCGGCGAGAGCGAAATCGTCCTCGACCACCCCGGGCCGATCCTGTCCTACGGATGGCCCATCGACGCGACCGTGCGTGCCAACGTCTGGCAGAGCAGAGGCGCCTCGACCAACCGGAACCAGACCGCCGAGTCTTTGCCCACGCTTACCGAGCTGCTCGTCGACGACGAGCAGCTCGCCGCCGGATGGCCGCGCCTCGACGGAACCAGCGACTACAGCACCGTTACCGAATCCGCGACGCTCGCCGCGCACGCCCGCGCCGACCTCGCCGCCGCCCTCACCCCGCGGCCGATTCCCGAACTGACCGTCGCGCTCGACCGCATCCCGCTCTCGCCCGCGCTGCTCGGCGCGACCGTCCGCGTGCGCATCCGGGATCTGTGGTGGGCCGAGGGCCTCGACCAGCGGTACCGAGTCGTCGGTCTCTCGATCAGTCCACCCCTGCGCGGCCGGCCCGAGACCGCAAAACTGCTCCTGGAGGCTGCCTAGTGGCTGCGATCCCGATTGACTTGCTCGACCGCATCCGAGAACTCGAACGACGTGTTCGTGAGCTGACCGGCCGCGCCAACATGCGGCCGGCCCTCGACGAAATCCTGCACGGCGACATCGTTATCGGCGAGGGTGGGCAGCTCATAGCGCAGACCCCCCAAGGGGTGGTGACTTTCAAGATCGGACAGACCCCGCAAGGGGACTGGGGCGTTTTCCTCCGCCGTGCCGATGGATCACGGGCTCTTACCGTCGGCGACGACATCCTCGAAGACGATCAGATGCTGCGGCTCTGGTCGCGCGACCTCGGGGCCCCCGACAAGGTGCTCGTGATGGATGACGCGTGGTCCGACCGTTTCCTCGGCCGCCCCCTGCTGCCCATCCAGCTCCACCCCACCGAGCGGCAGAACACTGCCTCTACCGGCTGGGAAGTCGCATGGTGGGGCACGGGGCCCGCAACGCACGCCGTCGCGCACATGAGCCTGCACACCTACGCCAACACGGGCGGGGGGCAGGTTCGGGTCACCATGCAGGCCGACGGCATGACCCCGGTCACCGTCGCCGAATACGACTGCCCGGCCGGAGCGTGGACCGAGCGCGAGATCGTGCAGCCGATGCACGGCATTGAGTATTTGCAGTGGGTCGACTGGACCGTCGAGCACCGCAACAAGCAGGCCGGCCGAGATATCGAGACGCGGCTGTTCTACGCGATCAACCGGCACACCTTCTCTCCCGACGAGGCGCCGAGCCTGCCGACCCGCACGCCCCCGGCCGCGGCTGCTGTCGTACCCCCGCCGCCCGCCGCGCGAAAGCCGCAGCCCGAGCAGGGCCTGCGGACCATCGACGACTAAGGAGGTCCCGCCCTGCTGCCCCCGTCCATACCCACCGTGACCGTGCGCGGTCGCTTCCTCGCCCCCGACGGCACGCCGCTGTCGGGGGCTTTGGTTTTCCGGGCCCCCGCGATCTTGACTTTCCCTCAGGCCGACACCATCCTCGGCGGCCCCGTGTCCGTCCCTCTCGACGCGCAGGGGTCGGTCGAGGTCACCCTGCCCGCCACCGACTCACCCGACATGGACCCCGGCGGGTGGGCATACATCGTGACCGAGCAGCTTTCGGGAATCCCCGTGGGCCGCTCGTACAACATCGTGTTGCCCCGCGCGCAGCCCGAGGTCGACCTCGCCGACATCGCCCCCACCGACCCGAGTAAGCCGAACTACGTCGGCGTACCCGGACCGACCGGGCCGCAGGGCGTACCCGGCACCCCCGGATCGCGGATCTACAGCGGCACCGCCGCACCCGCGGCCGGCGTCGGCACCGACGGCGACGTATACGTGCGCTACGAGAGCTCGACCGTCCTCGGCGTCACCTCGACGACCGTCTCGACATGGCAGCGCAGCGCCGGAACATGGGCGCAGCTCGGCGGCGACATCCGCGGCGCAGCCTGGTACGTCAACACAGCGAGCACGCCGAGCACCGGCACCCGCCCCGGCGACATGCTGCTCCGTACCGATACCGGCGATGTGTGGCAGCGCGGCGCGTCCGGGTGGGGTACGGCCGTGGGGAACCTGCGTGGCCCCGTCGGCGCGACCGGCGCGGCCAGCACCGTACCCGGACCGCAGGGCCCGAAGGGCGACACCGGTCCGGCCAGCACCGTACCCGGACCCCAAGGCCCGAAGGGTGATCCGGGCACCGGATCAGTCTCGACCGTCAACGGGTCCGCCGGCCCCGACGTCGTGATCACCGTCGCCGGTAAGACGGGAACCGCAATCAGCCTCGTCCCCGCCGACGTTGGCGCGCAGCCCACGGGCACGGCGGTACTCCTCACCGGAACGCAAACCGTCGCCGGCGCCAAGACGTTCAGCAGCGTGCCCTCGTCGAGCGTCGCGCCGACCGCCGACAACCACCTCGCCCGCAAGAGCTACGTAGACGCGTTGGGCGGGGGGTCATGGCTCCCGGCCGACCTCGGATTCAACGCTTGGACGTTCGACCCTGCCGTGTCCAACAGCGGGCAGAACCTGCTCGCCGGATACGTCTACCTCTGCGGAATCAACCTCCGCGCGGCCAGCACCTTGACGAACGTCGTCTTCTACTCGTGCGGCTACTCGGGCGGCACGCTGAACGCGAGCAGCTTCGCCGGCCTCTACACCGCCGCCGGCGCCCGCGTCGGAGTAACCGCCGCACTGTCCGGCATCTTCACCGCGAACGAGGGCGCGACCGTCGTCTGCCCACTGACCGCCCCCTACTCGGCGCCCGCCGGTAACTACTGGGTCGCCATCGTCACCAACGGACAGGTGGCCAGCCCCTACAACGGGCCCGTGCTCGCCCGAGGGGCGAACCTCGGGACTTCCCCGGCGGGCGCCGCGGCCATGCCCGGCGGGTTCCGCCGGGCGGCCCGCCTCACCGCGACCGGACAGACCAGCCTTCCCGCATCCTTCACCCCCGCCTCGGCCCTCACCTATGACGCCAACGCCATATGGGCCGCAGTCAGCTAAGGAGTCTCCCGATGACGATCACCGCCGCAGTCCTCAAGACCTCAATGAGCAGCGACGAGACGAAGATCGCCCCGTACATCGAACTGCGCTTCACCGAGCGCGTCGGCCTCACCCCGTACGACGGACTGACCGACGCCGAGCGCGCGACCGTCCTTACTGCCGCCCTCGCCGCCGCGGTCGCCACGCTTCCGACGCGATTCGTACAGGCGGTCGGCGAGCTGACCACCTCGACCGAGGCCGAGGTCACTCGCCGGTAAGCCCCACCCCGACCGCTCAATCCGCAGCCCCCTTGATGGGGGCTTTTTTCATGTCTGGAGACATCCCACATGGCACAGCCTCTGTCCCCCGATCGGCTCGTCGAGGCCCTGCGCGCCGAGGGCGTGCGCGTCGTCGAGTACGGCTCGTGGCGCACCCACAACCGCAACCACAAGGGAGCGTTCGGGCCGATCAACGGCGTGATCGTCCACCACACCGTTTCCAGCGGCACCGACGCCTCGGTACGCCTCTGCTCCGACGGATACGCCGAGCTCCCCGGGCCGCTCTGTCACGGCGTGATCGCGAAGGACGGCACCGTCTACCTGATCTCGGCCGGCCGCGCGAACCACGCTGGCGGGGGCGACGCACGCGTGCTCGACGCCGTGATCGCCGAGGGCGACCTGCCCGCGACCGCCAAGCACGAGGGCTCGGCCGGCGCCGTCGACGGAAACGCACGGTTCTACGGGTTCGAGTGCGTGAACCTCGGCAACGGGTCCGACCCGTGGCCCGAGGCACAGCTCGACGCGATCGAGCGCGCCTCGGCCGCGATCTGCCGCGCGTACGGGTGGTCGGCCGCATCCGTGATCGGCCACAAGGAGTGGAGCGACTGGAAGTCGGACCCGCGCGGGTTCTCCATGACCACGATGCGCGAGCGCATCGACCGCCGGCTCGGCACCAAGCCGGGCAACGAGGTACCGGCCCCGCAGTTCGAGCCGTTCCCCGGGGTCGACTTCTTCCGCAGCTACCCGCGCAGCCCGATCGTGACCGCGGTCGGTCGGCGCCTCGTCGAGGTCGGGTGCTCGGCCTACACATCCGGCCCCGGACCGCAGTGGACCGCGGCCGACATCGCCTCGTACGCGAAGTGGCAGCGCCGCCTCGGCTACTCCGGCCGCGACGCCGACGGCATCCCGGGCCGCACATCTTGGGATGCCCTCAAGGTCCCCAAGGTCTGACGCCCACCCACCCCACGGGGCCGCCGCTCCCACCGCCGGCGGCCCCGTTCCCTGTCTTACGAAAGAGGTACGCCCATGACCGACGCACAGCGCCGGACCGCCCGCACCATCGTGCAGACCGTGCTCGCCCTCGCGGCCGGCCTGCCGCTCATCATCGACGCGTCGGGCATCCCGCAGACCGCGGCCGGCGTCGGTATCGCCCTCGCCGTCGCCGGAGCGATCACGCGCGTGATGGCCCTGCCGGTCGTCGACCGGCTCCTGCCCGCGTGGCTGCGGACCGGCCCGGACCGCGACGCCGAGCTGCTCGCCCTCAACCGGCCGGACGGTCGCCCGTGACCGATCCCTCTCCGTCCGACGTCGCCCTCGAACTCGAACGGCTCCGCGGCGTCGTCGAGGCAGGGTTCGCCCGCCTCGACGGACAGCTCGCCCTCGTCGTACAGCGCGGCGACCAAGTCGACCGGCAGCTCGCCGACCACGAGGCCCGACTCGACGCCCTCGAAAAGACCCGATGGCCACTCCCGAGCGTCCTCGCCCTGGTGGCCGTGATCGGCCTCGCCCTCACCCTCTGGCAGACCGCCGCCCGCTGA